TAGGCGAGCGTGGCCCAGAGCTGTTCGTGCCAGGCCAAGATGGCCGCATCATGCCCAACAGCCAGATGGGCGGTGGTGGCGATGTTACTGTCAACATCATCAACCAAGGCGGCGAGCAACTGCAATCAGAGAAACAAGAGAAACGCCGTGGGCCTAATGGCGAGATGACCATTGATGTGATGGTCAAGTCTAGCATGGAGCGCCTAGATTCACAAGGTCAGCTTGACGGAATGTTCCGTAGACACGGTGCAAAACGACAAGGACAATTCTAACTATGGCAACTTGGCCTAGCGATCTACCACAATCTCTGAATCAGCAAGGGTTCCAGATTCAAGTCCCAGATGGTTCTATCAGGACTGACATGGACACTGGTAAGGCTTTTCAAAGGCAGAGATTCACTGCTGCTGTACAGCCGTTTTCTGGAAAAATTTGGGTTGACCAGTCTCAGTACGAAACCTTTTTTAACTTTTACACAGTAATTACTGCAATGGGTGCTGTTGAGTTTGATTGGCAACACCCTATAACTAAAAGCCCAGCGGTAATACGATTTGATGCAAGCAGCCCTCCTTCAGTAAAACCACTGAGCGGTGGTCAGTACGAAATCAGCTTGAACCTAGAGGTTATTCCTTAATGGCATTATCACAAGGCGCTTTGCAAGCAGTGCTGTCTTCTGCAACAGAAAAAGTATTTCTTGAGTGCATTACAATCAGTCACTCTGAGATAACCACAGTACGCCTCGTTAATGACACATTTGATCTTGTGCGTTCTAGCGGTACATATCAACGCTTCCCATTTCAAATAAGAGCAGCAACGCAGAACTCAGAAAGCCCGCCTTCAATCAATATCACAGCCGACGCTGTAGATCAGACAGTTGTTGTTGCTCTTCGGCAACTAGCAGGAAGTCGGGAAAGGGCTTCAATCAAGTATGAAGTTGTCTTAGCTGACACACCTGATACTGTTGAGTTTGGCCCTGTTGATTTTGAGTTTGACTCTCTTAATGGAAACTCAGCAACACAGGTCAAAGTGACTGCCTCTTATTTAAGAGGAGCTTTGAACGATGCTTTCCCTGCCCTTCAATTTGCGCCAAGCAATGTCGCTTGATAAATATAGACCTTACATTGGCAAAGAGTATGAAGCACCTCACGGATGCTTTCGTTTAGTAGAACAAGTATTTAAAGGTGCTTACGGCATTGATCTTGGAAAACAAGATGGAGGTTTAGAGCAAGCAGAGAACAAAGACCGCACTGCTCGCATACAGCAAAAACTAATTGAGATGACAGAGCAAGTAAACGATCCGCAAGAAGGCGATGTAGTTATCATTAGAAGTCGGCCTTTCCACATCGGACTTATCATCTCTCCCAATATGATGTTACACGCCTACAACGGCGGCACATCTTGCATAGAAGATTACGACGATATTCGTTGGAACAAACGGGTAGAAGGTTTCTACAGGTACAAGGGGTTCACAACTTGAGCGTTACCGTACAAGCAAGCAAACATCCTCTAAAGCCTGACTGGGTATATGCAGAAGTTGATGCTGGGCAGAGCATCTACGAGATAGCAGGCGGAGCGCCCGTTGCTGCTTATATCAATGGCCGAGAAGTCCCTGAAGAACTTCATCGACTGACTCGTTTAAAAGAGGATTCTTACTTAGTTCTTTGGCCTATTCCTCAAGGGGATGACGTCTTACGAACAGTCGCTATAATCGCTGTTGGTGTTTTTGCTCCTCAAATTGCTGCTAGTTTAAATCTCGGAGCTACTGCTACTAAAATAGCTACAGTTGGCATAAGTCTTGCAGGCTCGCTGGCTATAAATGCCCTGATTCCTCCTCAAATACCTGAGCAGCCTTCTTCTGGAGAATCCTTCAACCGATTAGATGCACTGACTGGAGCTTCCAACCAAGTTGCAGCCTTCCAGCCTATTCCTCGTTTATACGGTACGTTTAGGTATTTCCCACCCATCCCAATGACAGCCAAGCCTTTTACTGAGGTTGTAGGCGATGACCAATACCTGCGTATGCTGGTCTGTCTTGGCTATGGACCATTAGAAATCGGTGGCGTAGAAGTCGGAGAAGGCCGGTCTGTCGCTACTCAAAATACAAACTTCAATGGCTCACCGATTCGTATTGGTGATACAGACATCAACCTATTTGATGATGTAGAATTTGAAGTCGGCACACCAGATCAAATGAGTCTTTATACAAACGAGATCATTGAGACTAACCCCGGCTTTACTACTCGTAATGCAGAATTTGACGGAATAGAAGATAACGGCAGTGTTACAAAGACTGATGGCGAGTCTGCCATCCGTACAACCGACACAGGCGCTTCAGAAATAAGCCTAGACTTCTCTGGTGCGCTCTACTCAGTTAACAAAGATGCAAAGACAACTAGCGCTTCGGTTGACTTTAAGATTGAATTTAGGGAAGTCGGTACAACTAACTGGGCTATTCAAGAACCTTCCTTTACAATATCATCAAGTCAAAAGCAAACAATTAGAAAAGGATTGCGATTCCCTGTACCAATCGGCCAATACGAAGTTCGCGTCACAAGGCTTCAAACTACACACGAAAATACAAGTGCATTTCAGAACGAGATTACTTGGTCAGCCCTTAGAACAATTCGTATTTCAAACGGGTTTGATGTAGACGGTACGGTTGTGATGGCGCTGCGTATTCGCGCGAACGATCAGCTTAACGGCAGGATCGAGAATCTTTCAGTGCTCGCTACCTCGATACTGCCAGTGTACAACGGTACGTCTTGGGTAGAGCAAGCAACAAACAATCCAGCATGGATTTATTCAGACATTTGGAGCGGAACAGCTAATCGAAGGCCCGTAGAAAAGGATAGGCTTGACGTTAACAGCCTTGTGGAATGGTCTACCTTTTGCGAAACAGAGGGTTTCAAGTATAACGCTGTCTTAGATAGTGAAGGCACTACCTTAGAAAGAGCTGCTGAGGTCGCTGGAGCTGGATTAGCTTCTTGGTCTTTTAACCCAGATTCAGATATTAGCGTGGTAAGGGATACAGAGCAGACCTTGCCTAAGATGATAATCAGTCCTCGGAACAGCTTTGACTTTAGTTTCCAAGTGTCTGCTGTAGATGTTCCAGAGGCACTTCGAGTAAGATTTACAGACGAAGCAACCTTTGAGAACACAGAACGTCTTGTTTTTGATGATGGTTTCAATGAAGGCAATGCTGAAAAATATGAGACTTTGCAGGCTAAGGGTGTCACAAACCCAGACCAAGCGTTTAGGTACGGTCGATACCACCTAGCACAGCAACGTCTTCGTCCAGAGCGTTTTACTTTTAAGCAGGATGTTCAGCACCTTCGTTACAAGCGAGGCGATCTACTTACGATCCAACATGATGTCATCCTTGTAGGCTTATCAGCAGGCAGGGTAAAGACTGTATTTTCTGATGAATCCATAGAGGTCGATGAATTTTTCCCAATGGGAGCCGGGGAAAACTACGGCGTCAAGATTCAAAAGTCAGATGGCAGCCTCTCAACTGTTGGTGTTGCTAATCAAAATCCCGGAACATCTACTTTATCTTTAGATTCACCTGTCACAGGGGTTGAGGAGGATGACCTCGTTATTTTTGGTGAACTAGGCAGAGAATCTATTGATGTAAAAGTCACTGAAATTCAGCCAGAAGGTGACTTCATCGCTCAAATCACTACAGTGCCATCAGCTCCCGAAGCTCTTGACGCTCTCACTGGCCCCATTCCTGAGTATGACCCGCTTATTACTGAGCGAATTGACCCAGAAAAGGTAATTCCTCAGATCCCTATTATTGATGATCCTAATCTACGTAACGGGGCTACAAGCATAACAAGTATTGTTAGAGACGGAGAAGGCTCCCCTACAGCAACAATCTTTATTAGCATATCTTCTTCTTCTAGGTTCGGAGCTACACAGAAAAATCAAATCAGGTACCGAGAAGTCGGTAGTGTTGAATATGAAGTAACTGAAGTCTTATCGTCAAATGTATTTAAGATTGAAGGCTTAAATGTTGGTAGCACTTATGAGTTTCAAGTTCGTGGTGTTAAGGGCGAAGTATTTAGTGAATGGAGCGCAGCAGTAGAGTATTTGATTGAAGATGAAGACGCTCTTGCATCTGCTGCACCTGCTATTTTAAGTCTAAATCAAGTAGATGAGCAGTTACCGCCAATAGGAACAGTTCAAAGTTATATCATAGTTGATTATGAGTTGCAGAACGGGAAAGCAACACCGTCTCTTGTTGAGATTGAGTATTCAAGTCCTAGCAACGCGCCTCTTCGAGTAACATACGAAGCTGAGGCATCAGTAATAAGGTTTCCAATCAACACTTACGGAGAAGTTTTTTCTGTCCGCATTAGGGCCAGAAGTGTGCATGGGTACTTTTCTGAATTTAGCGATGTAGCCACAATAACACCTGTTGATCCTAATATAACTAATCAAGACCTGATTAACTTTATTAGTAACGACATCTCTGAGTCTCAGTTAGCACAAGATTTGAATGATCGCATTGACATTATTGATGAGAACGGCGGCCTTCTTGACAGAATGGATAACGTCGAGACAAGTGTCTCTACGCTTGATGGAGAGGTTGATAATAATGCAACAGCCATTAGTGCCCTAGACTCTAGG